GCGTCACGCACGGAGAACTGCACATAGCCGTACGCGGCCTGCCATGCCACCGTCAGGCTCATACCGTCACCGTCCGGCGGCGGGTCAGGTTACGGGCCGCGCTGGTCGCCGACGCCCGGATCGACACGTCGACCAGCTGGGCCATCTTCCGGTCGGACACCTGCACGATCACCTGCGACTCCGGGGTGAGCGCGGCCAGCGCCGCGTTACCCGTGCCGGTCGACCCGGTCGCCGGCGGCGCGGCCCGGGCGCCGCGGCCCCGTACCGCCGGGGCGGTCGGTGGGGCCGGCGGGGCCGCCGCGGGCGCCGACTTGCCGGTGATCCAGTCGACCGCCTTCTGTATCGGCCAGGGCAGCTTGATCTTCTTGACCCATTCGACGACCTTCTGCACCACGTCGAAGACGGCGTCGAACGCGTCGGTGAGCGGGTCGATGACGTTGGATTTGATCCAGTCCCAGACCGCTTTCATGCCGGCCTTGAGCCCGTCCCACGCCTTGATGATCAGATCGACGACCTCGCCGGCCTTGTCCGACGCCGCCTTGAACGCCGCTTTGATCGGCTCGAACACGTGCGCCTTGAGCCAGTTCCAGACCGCGCCGAGGGCGGCTTTGAGTCCGGCCCAGGCGACCTTGATCCCGGCCATGGCGAGCTTGACCACCAGCACCAACAGCTTGAAATAGAGGATGTAGGGCAGGAACACCGTCCTCTTCAGGAAGTTCCACACGGCGAAGATGGCGGTCTTGATGCCAGCCCACGCGGCCGCCACGATCGCGCGGAATGTCTGCGACTTCTTGTAGGCGAGCACGATGATCGCGATCAGCGCGACAATCCCGATGACGATCAACACGAACGGGTTGATCGCCATGACCCCGTTGAAGATTGCCTGGACAACCGTCCACGCGATGGTCGCGGCGCGGGCCACCTTCATCACAGCGTTAAGGACAAGGATCGCGCCGGCCAGGATCCCGATCACGACCACGATCGCCTGCATAGCGCCGGCGTTCTCCTGCGCGAACTTGGCGATACCGCCGAGCATCTGCCCGAGCTTGTCCAGCACCGGCAGCAGCGCCGCCCCGGCGGTTTCCTTGACTTCGTCCATGGCGACGGCGGCGCGTTGCATCTTGCCCGCCGCGGTGTCGGCGGCCGCCGCGGCGGTGCCGCCGGTCATCCGCGACATCTCAGCCATGATCTTGGTCATGTCGCCGGACTTCAGCGTCGCCTTGTCCAGCCCGGGCAACAGCTTGCCGAGCGCGCCGGTGTTGCCCTTGAACCCCTTCGCCATCGCGGTGGCGACCGTGGTCACGTCCTTACCGGTGGCGGCGGCGACGTCGAGGGCCACGCCCATGCCGCCCTGCGCCTTGCCGACGTCGCCGGTCGCCCGCGCGAGGGAGCCCAAAGCGGGGCGCAGCTGGTCGTCGGCCACCCCGGTGGCGAGCGCGGTCTGCGCGATCCACGCCTCCGACGCGGCGACCTGCTTCTGGGTGGCGCCGGCCGTCTTCGCCAGGGTGTTGGCCAGGATCGCCTGCCCGCGGGCGTCGTCGGCGGCCGCCTTGCCCATCGCACCCAGCCCGGCTATCACCGCGACGGCCGGCAGCGTCGCCTTGTTCAGCGCGCCGCCGAACTTGCCGGCCTTGGTCGACGCCTTGTCCATCGTCGTCGCGGCCTGGGTGGCGTCGGCCAGGATCTTGATAACCAGGGTGGTGGAGGACATCAGTCGGCCGCCTCGTTCAGGATGTCCAGCACGGTCGCGATGGTCGCGTCGTCCTCATCCCACCAGGCCGACGGTGGGGTGTTCGTGGCGAGCGCGATCGCGACGATCATCCGGGCTCGGGACCCGTCCGGGTAGGGTCCACCGCATCGTCGTCCTCGTCGTCGGCGAGGATCTCGACCTGCTGGGCGTCGAGCTCGAAGGCGGGCAGCGGGCCGGTGAACAGGTTGCTTCGCTGCAGCACATGCCAGGCCAGGTAGGTGGCCCACAAGAACGGGGCGTCCTGGGCGGCCGGCCAGTCGCGGTGGCGGCCACGTTCGCGGTCCCAGGCGACCAGGTCGACATTGAGGGCCTGCAGTTCGTGGCAGGTGCCATCGGACATGAGCACCCGCATGCGGGGTGTGGTGAGCCGGTCGGTCATGACGCTCCGTGGATCGTGTCGACAATCTTGTCGATCTCGTCGTTGTAGTAGCCGGTCCATTCCGGTTCGGTCGCCACGGCCGCCTCGTACAGCCAGGGCTGCGGGGCGATGTTGTGGCCGGGCCATCCGAAGTGGATCGGCGGGCCGTACACCAGCCGCGAGCGGACCGCGGCCACCCGCTGGGTGCCCTGCGGTTTCACCGACGCCGCCAGCGCCCCGGTCCGCCGCGGCGCTTTCGGCGCGGCCGCGGCGGCGACCTTGGCGGCGGTGCGCCGGTTGACCGCGGACAGGTCGCGCAGCTTGAGCCCGGCCGCGCGCATCGTCGCCCGCAGCCGGTCGGCGCCCTCGACGCGTACGACCGGGGCGGGCATGTCAGACCAGTTCGGGGATCTCGCCCGCGGCGACCGTGGCCGGCGGGGCGGGCTCGGCGCGGCGGGGCTGGCGGGTGGCCGGGCCGCTGCGGGCGATGGTGGCATCGCCCCACAGGGGTTCGCCGACGATGTCCCACTCGAGGTCGACGGACATGTTCTTCTTCACCTCGTCGCCGCCCACGTCGAGCGGGTCGACGATCAGGTCGCCGGTCACCGACTTGGCCGCGGTGTCGTTGGGTGTGAACACGAACGGGAACGTCAGCCCCTTGTTGGTCCAGGTGAAGTCGACCATGCCGCCGTCGGAGAGGTCGAGTAGAACCGAGGCCTTGAGCTTCGCGGTGTAGGTGACCCCGCCGGCGATCGACTCCCCGCACAGCACGGGCGTGTCGTCTTCCTTGTCCTTGTCCCACTCGATTTTCGCCGCGGACACCTGGCACGAAAGGTCGATGCCGGCGGGCGGGGCGCCGCCGATGGTCAGTTCGCCCGGGCCGAGCTTGGTAGCAGTACCTGGCACGATGATCTCCTCCTAAATGTCGAACGTGTAGATCAGCACCGGCATCGCCGCGCCGTCGGCGACGGGCAGCTGCCCCGGCTCGACCCGGGTGAGATGCCAGTCGGCGAGCGCGTCGCCGACAGCCTCGACCAGGGCGTCGCCGGTGAGCGTCCAGGTCTGGGCGTCCGCCCCGGGCAGCGCGACCACCACCTGCCATTCGGTCTCGGCGACACACATCGCCACCGGGCGGGAGGCCGTCCACACCGGCCACGCCTGGTAGGCGGCGGTCGGCCGCGGCCGGGTCGGGTGCGCGTCGATGGTGACGGTCTGCCCGTCGACGTCGGCGGTGACGCCGGCGAGCGCGGCGACGATCGCGGTGCGCTGCTGGGCCTGGGTCAGCACGGCGCTCATCCGAACACGAACCTTCGGGTCGGGCCCTCGTAGCGTTCGATCTCCGCGTCGAAGGACGCCAGCCGCTGTGGGCCGAACTCGTCCGAGCCGGGCATCGTGCCCAGCGGGACACCCTTCGCCGCGATCGCCCGCGCGCAGCGGCGGTAGAACGCGGCGATCTGATCGTCGGTGCGCTCGGTGACCTCGATCGGATCCGGGGTGCGGCAGACCCAGAACTGGTTGGCCGCCTCCCCGTCGTAGATGACCTGCAGGTCCTCAATCGACAGCGACGTCTCGGCCACCCCGCACCAGGCGCGGATGCGTTCGGGCGTCGGCAGTTCGGCCACGGTCACCCCCGACCGGTCGGCCGGTGGCCGGGAACGGGCAGCACCCGCCCGTCCCGGCCGCCGGGGATCAGGAGGCGGTGCTGTTCGACTTCGACCGGGTCGTGGTCAGCGGCAGCCCCGTCGGGGCGGTGATCTTCGTGAACCCGTCCGGCTCGAGGAACCCGAACGCGGTGTAGCCGCCGTAGGCGACCTCAACACCGAGGATCGACGGCTCGACCGCGGAGAGCAGGCCGATGCGCTGCTCGTAGAACTCGGCCATCGCCGATGCCCCGACGATGCAGGTGCCGTCCGGGAACGTCGGCACGACGATGCGGTCGAGCTCGAACATGTTGCCGGAGAACCGGGCCAGGCTCGACTCCCCCGCCCCGCCGGAGGCAGCACCTGGGAAGACGAGCTTGTTCATGTCCACGAGCGGGCCGATCTTGGCCCACACGTCGAGGGAACACCACACCCGGTCGGGCAGTCGCCCGCAGCCCCGGTACACCAGCGACGCCGCCTCGTACAGCGCGGCCGCCCAGCCGGCGAGGTCGTCGGTGGCCACCGTGATCGGCCCGTTCATCCCGGTGCCGGCGCCGAACACCGCGGCCACGGAGGTCTCGGTGTCCACCGAGTACGCGTCGGCCAGGTCCTGAACGAGGATGTCCCAGGCCGTGGGCGAGGTCCAGTCGATGTCCTGCCGGGAGACGTTGACCCACCCGCCGTGAGTCTCCTTCGGGAACTCGAGCGGCTGGATCTTCATCGGTTGGCTCGGTAGGGCCGTCTTCTCCGCGGACTGCTTGCCCGACGTCGTGTGCTGGGTGATGTGCGGGCGGATGAACTTCGTACCCGGCGTATTGCTCAGATCCTTCGGCCCCAGCGAGGACAGCAGCGGCCTGCTCGCGTCGATCGTGTTCAGCACTGGCCCGACCACCGGCACGGGCAGGATGCCCGGGGTGTCGGTGGTGATCTGGTTGGCGGCGCGCTGCATCGCCTCCCGCTCGCGGATGGCGTTGATGCGCGCGGCCGCCGCCGACTGGCGCGGCCCGAAGAGCCGGGTCAGGTCATTGTTCTTGTGCTGCAGCGTGGCCAGGTAGTCGACCATGAACGCGCCGGGCGAGGCGTAGCTGAACTGGTTACCGCCCTGGCCGAGCGGACGGGCCTGGCCGTCATCACCGCGACCGCCGAACGCCCGGGAGGCCTCCGAGGCCGAGCTGCGCCGCAGGGCCTCGTACTCGGCCATCGGTTTGATCTGCTCGTCGAGCTCGGAGATGCGCTGGCGCACACCCTCGAGGTTCTTCCTCTCCGCGTCGACGAGGTCGCGGCCCTCGGCCTCGGCCCGGTCGAGCGTGGTGTCCATGAACTTGAACTGTTCGTCGCGCT